TGCATATACTTATGCAAGAATTTATAAAAAAGGTGATGAACTTAAAAGACATAAAGATAGATTTAGTTGTGAAATATCAACTACCATGAATTTAGGTGGTGACGATTGGCCAATATATCTTGAGCCTGATTCTACAAAAGGTGGAGTCAAAGAAGGCATTGGATATGTATCTGATAATACTAAAGGTATTGAAGTTAATTTAAAACCAGGAGATATGTTAGTATATTCTGGTTGTGAATTAGAACATTGGCGAAAACCATTTAAAGGTAAGGAATGTATTCAAGTTTTCTTACATTATAACAATCGTAAAACACCAGGTGCAAAGGACAACATGTTTGATAAAAGACCTCACCTTGGTCTTCCTTCGTGGTTTAAGCGATGATATAATATTGTGATGGAGGCAGTGGCACCACCAATCACCCCACTGTCTCCTTTACAATATTAGGAGTTTAAATTGCTTGGTATAACCGCCCTATCACAATCGCCGATATCCTCTCTTGGAGGAACTAATGTTAATGTAGCTGTTACAGGTGAACAATTAACAAGTAATACAGGTGCAACTACAATACAAGCAAATGCAAATGTATTTTTAACAGGAATTCCATTAACCTCTACGGTAGATGATGTAACTGTTGCACTAAATACACCTGTTAATGTAACAGGTGAAGATTTAACAATTAATCTTGGAGATGAAACAGTTACTGCAGGTGCCACAGCGGTTTTAACTGGAGAACAATTAAATTGGACAATAGGAACTTTTTCAATTTCTGCTGATGGTAATCAAAGCATTATTGCTGGCCCTGAACAAGAATTAGAAACCGATACAGGTGCAATATCTGTACAGGCAGATGCTAACGTAAATGTTACAGGAGAAAATTTAACAACAAACTTAGGTGATGAAACTATACAAGCTAATGCTAATGTAGATGTTTCAGGAGAAGCTTTAAATACAGATACAGGATCTGTGTCTATAACTGCAGGAGCCTCAGCTCAACCAAGTGGCGAAGAATTAACTTCTACTACAGGAGATACAACAGAAACAGGTACTGCAAATGTTGATGCTACAGGTTCTGAAGCATTAATAAGCTTAGGGGATGAAACTGTATCTATAGATGTAGATGTAGCAGTTACAGGTCAAGAATTGACCACGGCCGAAGGCTCAGTAACTGTTGACTTAAACACTCCTGTAGATTTAACAGGACAACAATTAAATACTGCATTAAATACTCCATTAATTACAGCATGGTCTAATGTAGATCCTGGAGTAACTAATACTTGGACTGAAGTGGATACTCAAGATACTAACATTTGGACTGAGGTTGATATCGCAGCTTAGTAAGGATATAATAAGGCATGGCTTCTACATATTCTGCAGATCTTAAATTAGAACTTATGGCGACCGGTGAAAATGCTGGTACATGGGGAACTAAAACAAACACAAATTTAGAACTTGTCCAACAAGCAATTGCAGGCTATCAAGCAATTGATGTAGCTTCAGCTGATGTAGCATTAGTAATGTCTAATGCATCTATATCAAATGCAAGAAACATGGTTCTCAATTTTACAGGAACTTTATCAGGTAATAGAGTTGTTACTATTCCTGATTCAATAGAAAAATTTTATATATTAAAAGATGGTACAACACATTCAGGAAATACTTTAACTTTTAAAACTGTATCAGGTACAGGTTTTACATTAGACGAAGGTAAAATTCATGCAGCATATTCTGATGGTACAAATGTAAATGAAGTTGCTTTAAACACATTAGGCGGAACTATTGGTACTGCACAAATTGATGATGATGCAGTGACAAATGCTAAAATAGCTGATAACGCAGTAGACTCAGATCAAATCGCAGCCGATGCAGTTACAAATGCTAAAGTTGCAGCTGATGCTATAGACACTAATCAATTAGTTAATGATGCAGTAACTGCTGCAAAACTTGAAAGAAAATTCACTATAAGTACATCTTCCCCTTCAGGAGGCAATGATGGAGATATTTGGTTTAAATATTCATAGGAGTTTAAATGGCTAATACCTATGGGAAAGTATCGGGAACATTTCAAGAGATAGAAAATGCTTACGGTAAAGTATCAGGCACTTGGCAAGAAGCTGACGAGATATATGCAAAAGCATCAGGAACTTGGGAATTAGTTTTTGCAGCATTTACACCAGGTGCAATTCAAACATTAAGTTCTGGTTCAGGAACTTTTACAGTGCCTCAAGGTGCTAACGCAATTCATATTCAAGCTGGAGTTGGTGGTGGAGGTGGTTCAGTTGGTGGAGCAGACTATGATAAGGCAGGAGGTGAATCTTCTGGTGCTGGTGGTGGATCAGGTGCTTATGTATCTGATAAAGTTTTTAGTGTTACTCAAGGAGAAACAATTTCTTATTCAATCGGTGGTGGTGGGTCTGCTGGAGGTATTGGTTATAATACAACAGGTAACTCTGGAGGAACAACAACATTATCTGGATCTACAACTGGTTCCATATTTAGTTTAACTGGAGGAGGTGGATCACGAGGTATTAATGGAGGAGTGCAAGGCCCTTTAAGAACTAATATAGCAGGAACAGCAGGTTCAGCTACTATCAGTGGTTCCGCAATCACTTCAGGAACTTTTAGAGATTCAGATGGAACTACAAAAAATATTACAACATTAAATAGTGGCCCTGTTGGTTCATTTAACCAATCAGGTAATGGTGCTGCAGGCGGTAATAATGGAAACTGTGGAGGAGATAACTGTCGTATTAATGGTTCAACAGGAGCTTCTTCATATGCAGGAAATATTTCAGGAGGAGCGGGTGGTAGTTCTTCTGGATCTGGAACTAATGGAGGAGCAGGTACACGAGGATCTGGAGGTGGCGGAGGAGCCGCACAAGTAAATACAGGTTCTACAAACGGTGGAGCTGGTGGTAACGGAGAAATTAGATACAGATTTTTAAGAGTACAATAGTGTTTTTAAAACCAAAAAAAGTTATATTTAATTCAATACTTGAAAAATATAAATTAAAAGATATAAAACCCAATCAAGAAAACAATAATCAAGACTTAATTGATCAACTCGAAATTGATATAAAAATGAACGGACTACTATGTCCATTAGTTGTTAATAATGGTTTATTAATTGATGGTCATCATAGATATGAAGCTATTAAAGATTTTTGTACCGAAACACTTGTTTATGTGGTAAAAGATAGTCACATGGAAAATTTATTATCAAAATTAAATAGCTATATTTGGTTTGATCATTTAGGTAAACTTGATGGCTAATATATCCAAATGGTTTGGTTATCCAATTTATATAACTAAATTAGAAAACTTTGAGAGTATTAATAAAAAAATATTACCTATTATACTTAAAGATATTACTCCAACCAATTCTCAATACTCACGAACCACGGACATAAAACCAAAAGAACTACAATCTATTGATGATAACTTACATAATGATCATAGGTTTAAAGAGTTATATAATAATTTATTTAAAGTAATAAAAGAATGTTTAATTGGTCAAAAATATAATTTAGATTTATTCGAAATATATATAACAAAATCTTGGGCAACTTTATCAACTAAAGAACAATATATTGCTTATCATAGACATATGAGTAGCCATTTTAGTTTTGTCTATTATCCACAAGCTCATGAGCAAGGTAATTTATTTTTACTTGATGATGATGCACATAAAGTAGGCTTGACTATACCAAAAAGAGATCCATACTTTACAGAGTGGGATAATACTAACTACGGTAAAGCAGAATATCCTGCGGAAACAGGTAATGTGATTATATTTCCATCAATGATATTTCATGAAACAGGTAAGAATACTAAAGATGAAGCACGTATATCTATTTCAGGTGATATTATGATTACTATGAAAGAGGGTATAAAATCTGAACATAATATACCTTCCCCTTCTACTTGGAAGAAGCTTTAATATGTTGTAAAATGGCATTATGCCATTAAGAAATGTAAATATTGTACCAGGATACAATAAATCAGATACACCATCAGGAGCACAAGGTCAGTGGATTGATGGAGATTTTGTAAGATTTAGATATGGTCAACCAGAAAAAATAGGTGGGTTTACTGCAATTGGACAAGAAACAATAGCAGGACCTGCAAGAGCACAGCATACTTGGAATGATTTAGAAGGTAGAAAGTATGCAGCCTTAGGTACATCAAAAGCGTTATACATTTATTATGAAGATAAGTTTTACGATATTACTCCATTAGATACAGCTATCACTGGTGCTACTTTTGATTCAACTTCTAGCTCTAATATAGTTACTGTAAATAAAACTACACATAATTTAGAAGTTGGTGAATATATAACTTTTACAAGTGTAACTATACCAGGCACATCTTCTTTTACTGCATCTGACTTTGAAGATTATACTTTCGAAATTTTAACTGTTCCAACAACAGGAACATTTACAATACAAATGAAAACAACTGAGACAGGAACACCTATGTCTGCAGGAGGATCCGCAACTATAAACCCGTATGTAGAAATAGGTCCAACTATACAAACCTACGGTTATGGTTGGGGTACAGGCACATGGAGTAGATTAACATGGGGATCAGGAACTACATCATCTAATGTTATTCTAGATCCAGGTTCATGGTCATTAGATAATTTCGGAGAACAACTCATTGCAACTATTAAAGATGGTAAAACATTTGTTTGGGATCCAGGTATATCTAATCCTTTAGAACAAAGAGCAACAGTTATGACAGGTGCACCGACTGCATCAAGGTTAACTATTGTATCTGATCGAGATAGACATGTAGTTCATTTTGGAACTGAAACAACTATTGGTGACACATCAACACAAGATCCGATGTTTATTAGATTTAGTGATCAAGAAAATTACAATGTTTATGAAGCAACTTCAGTAAATACTGCAGGTACATTTAGACTGGATACAGGTAATAAAATTGTAGCAGCAGTATCTGGTAAAGACTATAACTTAATTTTAACTGATCAAGCTGCGTATACCATGCAGTTTGTAGGTCCACCATTTACTTTTTCTATTAGACAAGTTGGTTCTAACTGTGGCTGTATTGGACAACACGGTGTTGTTTATGCAGATGGTCAAGTATTTTGGATGGGAACAGGTGGAGGATTTTTTAAATTTGATGGTACAGTAAAACTATTACCTTCTTTAGTAGAGGATTTTGTATTTAGTACAACAGGTAATAATGTTGGTATCAACTATGCTTCTAATGAAATTATATATGCATCACATAATTCTTTATTTAATGAAATAGTATGGTTCTATCCTTCGGGTACACCTTTAAATAGTCCTTCTACACAAAACAATAGATCTGTAGTATATAACTATGTGGAAAATACATGGTCTACAATGAGTTTAGCTAGAAGCACTTACGCTGATGCTTCAACTTATGATAATCCATATGCAACAGAGTACAGCGCAACAGGCACACCAACTATTTCAAATTTAAGTGGAGCTACTAATACTTTTGGTGCATCAACTTATTTTGCACAAGAAGTAGGGTTAAACAAGATAGCTTTAGATGGCACTGAAACTGCTATTGCAGCTTACATTCAGTCAGGTGATTTTGATTTACCAACAGATGGAGATGGTGAGTATTTACTTAGAATATCAAGATTCATACCTGATTTTAAAAACTTACAAGGAGATGCAGTTGTTACTATTTTTTTAAAAGATTATCCTGTAAATACTGGCGCATCTTCACAATTAGGTCCTTTTACTATAAACTCTAGTACAGAAAAAATTGATACAAGAGCTAGAGGACGATTAGCTAGTTTAAAAATAGCTAATACTGCTAATGATGAAACATGGAGATTTGGTACATTTAAAGCAGATATAAATGTAGATGGTAGAAGATAATGGCAAAAATAAACGTATACGTACCTGAACCTCCACAAGAATATTCAGTAGAAGGTTTTAGACAAATAAACCAAGCATTAGAGACTGTTGAAAATCAATTAAATACCTCTTTTCAAGAAGAACTAAAACAAGAAGTAGAAAGATTTACATGGTTTAACATGAGGTTTGGTTGCTAATGTCTGGATGTAATAATGTTAATCCAATAACAGGTGGAAGTACAGTTGATGACATTCCATTTTATTTAGCTGTACAGCAAGGTAAAGTTCCTGGTTACACTATGATTAATAAATTTGGATATAATCCTAGTATCGGTTCAGGTGCTTTTGAAACTATTTGGGAAACAGGAGGCGACTATCCTTGGCAATCTACAGCTGTTACTGTTGATGTTGTTAGTGATGATACTAATGACGATGTAGCGGGAACAGGTGCTAGAACTTTAAGAATACAAGGTTTAGATAGTTCTTATAATTTAGTTGAAGAAACTGTTGACATGGATGGAACAACTACAGTTACAACCACACAAACTTTTTTAAGAGTATTTAGAATGTCTGTTGAAACAGCAGGAACATCTGGAAATAATGAAGGTACAATTACAGTTACTTATACAGGGGGATCAGATGTTGCTGCAACTATAACTGCTGGTAATGGTCAAACACTTATGACACTATACACTATACCTGCAGGTTATACTGGTTATTTATTATCAATGAATATATCATCTGGTAAAGATCAAG